GACTAATCTTTTTACCATGAGCATAATACCCAAACTGTTCCGTAAACAACGATAACTCTTTAATTGGAATATTAACTTTGTTCGCAGTACGTTCTTTTGAGATATTATAATCGAATAAACCATTCACTCGATTTTCAAATTCTTCCAATTTAACATCAGGTACAGCAATAATGATTCCACCCTGTTTACGACACCATCCGTCAGCAACATATCTACCCATCAACCACCAGAAATTATTGTTTTCCAATAATGGACTAATGAAATTCGTATGATACGTTCTATCACCATAACCAGTACCCCAAGAGTTGGTATATCCATCCCATACTGGTAACTCGCTGTTTTGATTGATTGATAAACCTAGATAGTGATTCTTCGTCAAACCTTTAACTTCAACCCATTGTGGATCGTGGAACAATCTGTCGTAAGATCGTTTATCATTATTCCATTTTCTATATCGTTCTCTTGTTAAGAACTTATGGTTTTCTGTGGTTTTAATATTATGAATAGCCATACCTTTAATGTTAACAATATCTTTGACACCTTGATTAAAAACATTTGTCACTTTTTTATACTGGTTTGTATGGGTTAAAACAGCATCTCCGATATTGATTTCATCAATACGCTTGTACCCGCTGTTTGTCAGCACCAAGGTGTCTCCTGTAAAACAAGGGAAACTATAGGTAAACAAATCATGGTCAGGTATTGTGTTCGGGTCAATTTTACTAATATCTCCTAGATTCGGACAATCTCCGTGTATTGCATCATAACTTGATAAGGCATATTTATCTATCTCTGCAATTGCCACTACTTCATGCTCTATTCCTAAATTTCTAAGCGCCATGCGTTGTGTTCCTATTCCACTAAACGATTCAAATACTTTAATACATTTCATTCTACCACCTCTTCCAAAACCCTTAGCATCAAATCAGCATCACTATAAACCGAACCCCAATCTTCCATGTCAGAAACAAATGGGTTAGCATAATTCATTGCTATGCTCATAATGTGATAACAGCCGTTTTTTAAAAATTGGAAATCTTCTTCCGATATTCGGTACATCTCATCTGTTATCCCTTTTTCTCTACAAAATTCTTCGTACATTGCCATCTCTTTCATCTTATCGGCAATACCTTTGATTTCCACCAATTCTCTATCGCTGTAAGTGTCTAAATGCTTGATGACTTCAATCAATGTTTTTCTGACTTCTTCAATTTTCATTCTTCCACCTCTTCGTGGTATTCAAACCAAACTTTTTTGACATGTGGGTCGTCGCATAAATTGCTAATTACTTCCATCTCAAGATCCATTTTTTCTATACCTTGCATAGTTCCTCCAAAAAATCATATATTGTCATCTGTTCCGCTTTTTCAAAATGGTCATTAAATAATTCAAATTTCATTATATTCCTCTACTTCTATTTCAATCCTCGGTCTAGGACTATACAGCTTTCTTGTTGTATGCTCGACAACCAAGCAATCATCTTGCCAAACAATTTCTGATTTTGAAATGCTGTCATAGACAGATTTTTCTAAGTTGTCCAAGTCAATTTTCTTATCGCATGGAATTTTTTCTGCAATAAATCTATTGTATTCGTCCTTTTTCTTTTGTTTAGACTTTGGCTTAGGCGGTTCAGACATAGACTTCGGGGCAGTCATGTAGAATGTCATGTCTACTTTTATTGCTCTGTCAAAATATGGTCCGTCATACAGTTGTCTAACAAGTTCTGTACACTTCTTCCTCCAAGATTTCATCTTTACGTCTTCGTAAACCGTTGCATGTTTTCCTCGCGCACTAGCTCTTGGTCTACTTTGTGGCTTTGGTTCGATAGGTATTTCAAATTTCATTTTAAAAACCAGCGACTGCAATTGTGTGAGTTTGGCTAAATACGTGCAGTCGCTATTATTCGCCTGTCACATGTTTGTATGTGACGCGCTTTCTAGTTCGCTTTTAGCGTGGTTCACGGCACGTTAAATGTGTTTCCATGTGCAAAAAATCTTTACGTTTTTGTTTATATCAAACCCGTTGTTGTGCCATAGTCACCACCCACATTGTTCATTGAGTTCATCCTGAGTTAGTGGATCAATCCGTTGATAACCGCTGACCTGATAATTTTGCTTGTATTCAAAACCAAGCTCTGACAATCCCGCCTTAAATAAGTCTTTTTCTGCTGCGTTGGTAAAATATACTTCCAAGGTCATTTTTTGTGTGTAACGCTTCGGCTCATTTTCAGCCCCTCTGAGGGCTTCAATGTCATTCTGGGGTAATTGACCACTTTCCAAGATTTCGCCTGTTTCTGGGTCGATTTGGGGCGTTTCTGACGATTTCCGAGCCTGTGCCTGTTGTTTTGCTTGCTGCTCTGCCAAAAGTTGCTCCCTGTCGGCTTCAGCCTGTCGCATTTTTTGCTTCTCTTGCTCAAAAAGATAGTCTGACATGATTTGTTGCATTACATCTGCTAAAGACATTGACTGCAACATACGAATGTACGGTTGATCAGTCATGCCGTACTCAGCACATTGTCCAGATATAGCAGTTTTTTCTTTTTCATGCTCTTGTTGTTTTTGATATTCAAAGGAAACCATATCCTCAAGAGATTTCATTGTGACTTTTTTGAGCGTGAAGCCATCAGCCATAAAATCTGAGGCTTTAATGTATTCCAAGGCTTTTTCATCAAATAGCCTAGTATCTAACATATACTCACTCGCTTTTTTAGCTATGTAATTCTTGACAGCATCGAGTCGGACAGCTTTCTGATGTTCCTCAAAGCCCTTGATGTCACTAGCAATCTTATCAATGACTTTGTCCATCGGTTCGCTGGTATCTTTGATATACTTGTCAAACTCATCAGCGGACTGCGACAACTCACGCTTGATCTTGATACGCTCATCAGAGATTTGTTTTTTGAGTTTGCGTAGGTCAGCTAAAACTTGCTTGTCATCTTTGATGGTTGCAGCCGTGACCGTGTAATTTTCGTACTTGGACACAACTTCATTGATATTCTGCTCAAATTTCTCACGGTCAATGATTTCAACCTGTGCCTGCGTTACTTTTGCTTGTAATTCTTGCATGTTGTCCTCCTAGTATTCTAATTCACCGGAAAACAGCTCGCCTTGCCCTGTTTCTTCTGTGTAGTCAGGAACTTCATCAGCTGGATAGCTAGTATCTACTGGTTCGGCTTGTTTTCTAGTCTGCTCTTGCTTCATCTGCTCAATCTGTGCCTGTTTACGTGCCATGACTTCTTCCTTAGTTTCTGCTGGGGTGACATCTTTAGGTGTGTTATCCAACTGAATTTCATCAGCCTCATAACTTGCTCCAAGCTCAGCAGGAAATGCCTCACGGTAAGCTGACACTAGAGCTACTTTCCGTATCATGACACAAGGCATAGTATCCCAATTATTCTCACCTATTGGCTTGCCGTATGAGTTCATCACTGGATAAGTAATATCTTTCCCTTGCTGTGTCAGTTCCTTAACTCTTGCACGGATTTTGGAATTGTCGTACTCTTCAAAAGATACTTCTGTTTCTGTCGGATAAGTACGATCTTTGCGGTACACCTTAGCCCAACCGCCAAGGATTTCAGCGCCTTTAGGAATGAATGCCCCCTTAGAGTATTTAATCTCTCCGTCCATCAGATAGATTACACCCGCCTCTTTTCCGTCAAATTGAGGGTGACTATCAGCCTTTTTCTCAAAAGCTGATTTGGCCGTAACTACCTGAGCTGGCTGGTTTCCGTACTTGATAAAATAGATTTCCTTAGTGAATGGGTTTAGATTTTGTGCTTTAGCTTGGGCTATAAAATAGGCAAGCTCCTCATCACTAGCTTTTCCTTGTGGGTCAAGATATTTTCTGATGATACCGCTATTAAGTAGCTGAGGGTTAGTCAGAAAATCCCCTTTTGTTTCTACAAGTTGATTATTAGTCATCTTCTTCTCCTTTTGGTTTGTTTCATATTCCAATTTTCACGCTTTAAGCGTCTGTTTTCGTTTGTGAGTGAGATAATCTTGTCTTGCTGTTCGTTGATAATCTCTCCTAGTTCATAGCAAAGCTCTAGGTATCGTTTACGCCAGTAAGCATTATCTTCATAGCGTTCTCTGTCCATAGGCTAAACCTGCTCATCTTTCCATCTGTCATAAGCCTCATCTTCATCAACATCAGGCTCTGACCAAGGTTCAGGCGGCGTGCTAAGCCAAGTATCATAATCAAACATAGTCAATCCTCCCCTTTTTCCATCTGTTCCAACTCAGCAAAGAGTTCTGCTAACTTCGCTTGCCCTTCTGTTGTCTGTTCGGTCTTTACTGGCTCAGTTGACCAAGTTGGAACATTTGTTCGCTGAGGTTGTAAGTTATTCCCATTTTGGTAAGAACTGGCTTTTTTCTCAATTCGTTGACGCTCTCGTTCTTCCACTTGGACAATGGTTTTTATACCATTCTGTTTCCAATTGAGTAGGATAGCCAAGATATACTTGAAGTTGCGTTTGCCATTGTCGGCAGCTTCTGTGATTGCTCTGATAACAACATCTACCTCCATGCCATCCAAAGTGACATATTCGGACAGTTGCTGAAACTGAAAACCATCTAATGGACCAATTCTTTGTTGATAATAATTTTGAATGCTTGTGTCGGTGGTGGTTTTTTTATCATCTACATCTAACTCTATATTTATATCTATCTCTTTCTCTATCTCTATCTCTCCGTTGCGTTCTGTTGCATTGGTG